GGAGATGAACCAACATCAAGACCAAGTGAAGAAAGAATTGTTAGAGAGTCTGAGTCAGAACCTACCTCAGAACAAAATAAGACTGTCGGAAGACAATCCGAAAATGAAGAAAGCACTGTTGCTGAAAACTCAGAAGGAAGTAGAGAAAACTCAGAAGAATCTCAACAAGATCCAATTAGAGCCGAAAGTAACTCAAGTGAACAAAATGCTTCAGTTTCGAGAGTGGTTGATGAACCTGTTCAGGTAGATATAGAGGATATTAAAAAAGATATTGCTAATAAATTTCAAGAAATAGACAAGCAATTGGTAGCTACTTCCATTGTTGTAGCCAATATAATGTCTAAATCAGTAAGTCTTGACTCTTATTCTAATATAAACCAAGATATATTTAAAAATCAACAAACAATAGATGGAGGAAATTTAAATGAGTACACTGAGAGAAACTATAGAGATGACAGAAGTATATATTCTAAGGTTCAAATTCAAAATAACCTATCTCTTTTTCAATATCAAACAAAAGTTCAAGAAACTGTTGACGAAAGAATCAGGGCAGAACAACACTTAAGGAGAATCCGTGGATATTAAAAGTATATTAGGAATTATTGGATTAGTTATAACCCTTGGGGGTATGATGATTACTGTTGGTGGAGTCATGAATAGGTTAGAAGTTATAGAGTCTATGTCAGCCCCAGATATTAAACCTCTGGTAGCTAACATAGCAATTAACAAAGCCGAAATAGCTGTTCTCAATAGTAAAGTTAATGAGATCAAAGCTCGGTCTGATAATCCTCTTCAGCAGTAGCATTATAGTACTCAAGTAATTCCATCTCGGTACCATATTTCTCTTGCCATGGTTTACTACCACCATGAATCCCATACTCAGGATGTTGATGGTGATTCCAGCAGAGCGGAATATACAGCTTGCCTCTTTGCCCCATACCCATCCCTGTTCTAAGGTGATGAATACAAGCTTCAGCAAACCCATGTCCTTCTCTTCTGCAAACTACACAGCCATATACTTGTGCCATGTAGTTCATTTGTTTTTTCTCTTTCTTGCTAGGCATTGTTGTTGCTGTCTGCTTGAGATAAGCGTATTTTTCTGACTCCAGAAGACGCTATATCTAAGTGACCATCTCTAACTAATGCCTTAACAACTTTATGCGCATGAGAATCAGAAGATACGTCACAATCTTTAGCTATCTCATTGTATGTAGGCGCATAACCATAAACACTGATATGATGTTTAATGTACTTAAGCACTTTTAATTGTCTTTCGTTCATTACCAAGGCACTCCATCATCATCATTAGGTCTAGCCGGTGGTTTCTCGAAGACACTACCGCCTTTACTAGCTTCTTTAGGTGCAACTTGTTCATCATTTTTAGATCCAAGTAATTGAATGTTATGACCATAGCTTACTTCAACAAAAGGTATAGTAGTTTTAACACCATTGTCATCACTTTTTGTCCATGAAGTAGCCAAGCCTTCAAGATATATTTGCTTACCTTTAGTTAAATAAACATGTAAGTTCTCAACAAGTTTTTCATTCCATACTGTTATGTTATGCCACTCGGTTACTTCTTCTTCTCCTTTTTTTCTGTTAGTTGCTAAACTAAATTTCATATATGTTTTACCCGCTTGTGTATTAGCAAGCTCGGCATCCTTGCCGAGTCTACCAATTAAACAGATTCTGTTTAAATCATTAGCCATTTATATTTTCTCCTATTTTGTTAATTACATCTGTTGCGGCTTGAGCCGGATTACTAACTTTATCGTCTAGTTCAACGTTTGAATAAAATAATCTATAAGCGTCAATTGCTTTTAGTATTGCTCTGTCCATACATCTTTTCTCAGCCATTGCCCAGTAATATTTTAATTTACAATTTCCTGGTCCGGCTTCTCCAAACGTTACTACTTCTCTTTCTATGTGCTTCCTACCATCAATACCCCATTGTGGTCCTTTGTATATACAATGACCTTGAATACCAATGTTGAACTCACTATTAGCTTCAACAATAGTGCTAGTATATTGAAGTGTTATATTCTCTCTATCACACAATTGAAAATATATATCTTCTAAAGTGTCATGAGATAACATATATGTCTCGTTTCTACCAAATGCCATTTTCCAGTAGTCTTCCTTACCAAGCTCCCACGCTTCGGTAAAGTCTTTTCTTAGTTGTGTATTACTCGCCATCTTTAGTCTCCTTTGTTTTTAATGTTTTTATATATTTGTTGTATCGTTTATTCCATTTCTGGGTAACTACAACGCCATTGCCAATTGCTTCATAGCAATCATCTGGAACCATGTCTTTTAGTTTTGTTTTCATTGTTTCATAACTATCAACATGAACTTTGTCAGAGATTAGCTGTTCAGCAAATTCTTTCCAATTTTTATCTTCAGTCATATTTTTTCTTGTCATTCCATCCATAGGTATTTCTACCGGTAATGCTTCAATAGTCTTAAAACCACCTAATTTAGTAGGCTCAGTTTTAGTCTCTACACACTCCCAAAAGTAAGTTAATACTGCCATAAGTTTTTTTATATACTCAGGATCTCTATGTATTACAGTCTTTTCCCATCTTCTATTACCAAATATTGCTGATACATATATAGAGTCTGTTTTAGAGTGCATCATGTAATGCTGTAATTGAGCAAAATAAGTTGTTATTACATTTTCTAAAGTGTTTCCTTCATAGGTATGTTTTGCTTCAGCGCACATTTCATCACTTTCTACAAATCCATCTAAGTTTGATGTTAGAAAATCATTCTTTTCAATCATGCAATTTCTAGTTATCTTTGTTTCAATGTCATTCTCTAACCAATCTAGATTAATTGATTCAGTAGCTATTCCTAACTGTACTGGCAGTACTTTTGACAAATCAGCTGGTTTTGCTAATCCTATCTTTTCTTGCCATAAGAGAAGCCCTTCTCCTCTCATAAGACGATTAGAATCTGATCCACCTAGTGACAGATTTCTATCGACTTTCTTTTTTACGTTTATTGGTATTATTTTAGCCATTGTTTACTCCTTTGTTTATTATATTATACTACTATTATACGTATATTGCACATACATTATACGAGTTCTATTAACTTCTTCTTTGCTGTAATTGATAGATTTGCAAAATCTTCTTTTATTTTTTCATTCCTGTACATTTCTACAAATTTATCTTTTAACTTTTCATAATCTTTTTCAAGAGTTCTGTTAAGAGAAAAGCCACCTAACAGCTTGTATACCTTGATAGCAATTGGATCTTTTACAGTTTTTCTTTGTAAAAAATCCTTAAGATGTTTCTCTATTGATATATTAGAATGATTCAAATGCTTTAACAAAAGAACAGGTACTTGAGGTTTCCACTCACTATGTTGTGTGTGAGTAAGAAACGCTGTTGCACAAGCTTCTAAACTATAAGTGCCAAGAGCCATAAAAAACACACCCTTTTGTGTGTTATTGAGTTCTTTTTGTTTAGGGTAAGAATTGTCTATTAGATTTATTAATTTGCCAAACTCATTTTTAGTCATTTTTCTCTCCTTGCTGTTCGCCAGTGTCTTTCTACAGTAATAGGAACAATTAGCATTCTTCCAGTTGGTATATGATGCCAGTATTCTTGCTCACCAAAACCATTGCATTCACCTATATGTTCACAATCTTTTTGTTTGTATATTACATCGCCGTATTTATCTATATTTTCTTCTAATATGTCACCATATTCTTCGTAAATTACTTTCATTTTTTGTTACTCCTTATTGTTTGTTGTCTTGATCTTCTGATTTTTCTGCATCTTCATCACATTCTTTATTCATTAACCAGTCTTTGTAATAATTTATAGCATTTTTAAAGTTATAATCGTCTGCTAAGCTATTTCTTAATTCAAAGAATTTTTTACAGTTTCTGTATTGCATATACATACGTGCATAATAAGGCTTATAATTGTTGTTAATTTTAAATGGTTCTCCTACAGTTTTTAAGTCTGTCCAGAATCTAATAACGTTAATGATAATTTCTATGCTATAACGCTTTCTTTTTTGTTTTTGCTGGTCAGCATACCTCACCACTTGATGAAATATGCTAGGATTTTCTTCATGAAATCTAGAAAAATTTGCTAAATGACTAACCATTTCATCACTGTCATACTTTTCTTTTGCTTGTTTTTTAGTTAACTCTTCCCAGTTTGCTTCTTTTAATCTACCCATTGTTCACTTCCTGGACTTCTAGTCCCATTTGTTCGAGCATGTAGTTTGTTGCTTTTTGAGCTTGCCCTACAGCCATGTTAAACGCTCTTTTGTCATCTTTTAATAAGTCTATCCAATTGTTTAAATATTGAATGTGATCCTTTCTAGGTTCAGAAACAATATCTAATTCTATACACATAAAACATGAAGTAAGTTCAGCTATTAACTCTTCCATAGCGTATTTCTTATCTCCAAATTTACCTTTAAGTTCACGATTAAGCCTAGACTTGTGACCTGTACGATGACCTTGTTCATGTAACAAAGTAGAGTAGTAATGTGTACTAGACTCAAATTGTTTAAAATCAGGCATGTATATTTCATCAAGACTTGGGCTATATGCCGCTTTATTAGGGTGTGTTTTTACAACAGCGTTAAGTTTTCCAACTAAATAGTCAGTTTCTTTACACTTTGAGCTATTATTGATGTCAACATTGTCAAATCCGTCAAATTTAGCAGTATCACCCTCACATTGCTCAATGTTAAATGCAATGTACTTGCCAAATGAATGTTTGCCGTCTTTATCTAATCCCTTATAAACAGTTAGTTTAACTGCTTTAGACTTTGCTTGTACTTGGCAACCTAATAACTCCCATTGATCGTAAGTACCCCATACTGTTCTCTTAAAGTCTGATAAAGCCGCTAAGCTAACAACGTTATTACCTTTAAGATAATGACCTTTGCAAGTTATAAACTTCTTATTTCTCCAAGGCATTTGCCAATCTCCATTATTGGCTTTCATTAGTTTTAGTATTTTCTCTGTTAAGAGGGTTGGTGTTCCTTTGTTTTTCATGTTTATCTCCTTTGTTTGGTAGATGTAATACTAACTACTACACCTACCTTGTTAATCAAACTACCAAGAACATGTATAAATTATATTCTTACCAGCTTTTATTTGTTTTCTAGCCCATTCTAAAAACTCTTTATCTTGTTTTTTGTATTCTTTTGCAGCTTCTTCTTGCCATTGTTGTCCCCAAAAATAACCATCACTTGCAAAAAAATGTTTATAACCATCTTTTATAGCTGAATCTAAATCATCAAGAATTTCACCTGTAATAAACAAAGAATCACAGTTAAAACCTAAATGGGCTAATTCTGAGTCTGAATTTATTTTTGTTGGATTTTGTTCTTTAAATTTATCAGCCATAAAAACTTGCAATCTTGCATGTTTACGCCAATAAAACTTATTTTCATCTTTCTCATCAGAAGGAACCCATCCCTCTAACCCACAATAAGATTTATTGTTTTTTTTCGTACGCTCTTTTTTATTTACTAAGATTACTGATTGATCTAATCCCATTTTATATTCTCCTGTTAAGGGTAGATAGGTCATGCTGTTTAGATATCCTACCTACCTACCCCATTGATTATTTAGTTATTTACTGTCCCAAGCTAAGCCTTTGGTAATGTCAATTACAGATGGACTATCTATTCCTACCTGTTTAAAGACATCATCAATGAATTTCCTAGCTTCAACAATATCGTGTCCAGCATGTAATACTTGATAACAAGCATTTTCTGCGTCATTAAGTGTTTTTAGCTGAATACCCTTTGGTGAACGTTCATAAACGGACTCAGCTTCTCCTTTACACATTTCAGTGATATGAGCATCTAATACTTCAAGTGAAGGATCTTTGCTATCTCCATACTTGTTGTGCATAGTAAACCTTTGAGCAATTCTACTTCTGTTAGTAGAATCATTAGGATTAAAATTGTCGTTTACTATTTTTTCAACTACTACTGAAGCTTTCTGCTCTATAGTTCTAAGATTTTGAAGCTCAAATTCCATTGAAGCCTCAAATTCAACACGTTTCTTATTAGCTACTTTAAGCGTCTCTAAGCTTTTAGTTAACCCAATACTCTTAATGTATTTAGGCACAGTTTCGCTTAAAGTCTCGTTTATTAGAGCATTTCTTGCTCTTTCAAGTAAAGTTCGATGTCCCGCAAACTTCTTGCTTATATCTGCTTCTATCCATAGCATATCTGGTACTCGGATAGGTGACATTCTTGGTTTGTTTTCTGACATAATTGTCTCCTTTGTTTAATACATCCTTACGCCCGTAAGGAATTCTTGTTATAAATCTAGTTGTTGTTGAACATAAACTTGTTCTATTTTGTGAGTAGAAAGATATTTTTCTATAAGATTAGTAAGTAAAACACTCATTGCTAATCTAAAGTTTCTTCTTATACTGGCTCTATAATGCCTAACACTTATATAATCTTCGTATTTAGTTGTATAGGTTTGGTGGTTTGTATAAATTTCACTGTCAGTAGTTAAGATCCAGGTGCTTCTACCTTTTCTATCTAGTTCACAAAACCTACACACTGTCCTTACTGGACAACCTTGTACCTCATAGTCTATGATTCTTATTGTTCCTTTTTGCATTTTGATCTCCAAGTTAATCTTAATATTTCTAATGTTTCCAAACTGTATGTGTCTAATCGTTCTTTTACAAAATTTCTAACTATTTTTTCTGCTTCTTTTTTGTTTTTTGCTTTAACTTCGTGAATTCTTCTGACCTCATGTTTTATATATACTTCATAAGTGTTCATTTATATCTCCTGTTAATTCATTAAGGATAGATAGGCGAAAACATTACTAATACCTATCTATCCCTCAACGTTGTTAACGACTTATTGTTTGTCGGACACACTTCTGTCAAGCAGACTGTATGAGTTATAGTCTCAGTCAGCGACTACTACCTATCACTAGGCAATTCATTAAGGATAGATAAGCATTCACTCTAACTTATTACCTATCTACCCTCATTATCTAGTTTTACGCTACGCTACTAGACAATTCCTCTTCTTATATGTTTTGTTCTAACAAATTGAGCTTCAGTTCTAGTATCTTCAAACGGATTAGTGTCCTCATCAGATATCATTCTAGCTTCTATTCTTCCATTGTTATTTACAACCTCAAATCCACCCGATTTAAGTATGTCTTCTGCTTCAAACAGTTTATCTATCATCATTTACTTCTCCTTTGTTGTTGTCTATCATTATTCTTATTGAGTCTTCAAAGTCCTCTGGTTTAGGCAGATTATCTTCATACTCTTTTTGTTCATGTTCTAGTTTAACTAATACAGTTATCATAGCGTCACGATATCCCTGTAAGTAAGACAAATCACATCTTTCTCCTTTAGTTAAACTAGTGTTTTTCTTATTATCTGGTAATAACGCTATTGCATTATGTTTTAATGGTGTGAATAACTCTATCAAACGAGTTACCACATTGTACTCTGTATACATTATCTACTCCTTGGTGCTGACCACCATCTGTCTGGTATTGATTTCATAAAATCATCTGCTTGATTCCAGATATAAAACAATTGGTCATTTACATTATGATAATTGTTCATGTATCTGCGATATCGTTTAGACGATAAGATTAACTTTATATATTTCATGTTATGTTCCTTTGTTGTATGTTTATTATATATTCATTATACCTTTATATCAAGTTTAAAACTTAGATCCGTAAGGATTTATTAAGATATAAATCTATTTTGCCTACCCCCTCAAGAGAAATAGATTGAGATAATTTATAAACCCCAAATACGCATAAAGCGTACTTGAGGTCATGAGGTGATAGTTAAGCCGATATAGACCATTTATCATTAGTCTCTACTTTTACAGGTCTAGCAAACTCTGTAGATACAAATTCTGCTACTTGTCTCCATAAAGATGACTGCTGTTTAGCTAATTCTAAAGCCATAGAAGCTTTATCAATATCTGATTGAATAGAAGATTTCTTACTTCTTTCAAGAGTCAGCTTTATAGAAGACATCTTAGACTCTAAGCCTTTACCATAGACTCTCATATGAGCATCTCTGTTAGCATTAGGCTCAAAACCTTCTCCAATCTTGACTTGGATAGGGTATAGAAGCTCAGCGTTAGTTAGCTCGTTGTTTATTATTGTTTGAGCCGATTGTGGCAGTACATCAAACATTTCTTGGTTAGTATATTTCATATTAATATCCTACTGCATAAGCAGTTGTTTGTTTAAGAAGTTAAAAGCCTTTTTTGGCGCTCAACTTGATGCCTTTTATCATATAAAGCGACTGCATTGTGCATGTCGCTTGCTTAATTACTTGAATACAAATAAATCGTCACACTGGTAAAAAGACGACAAGACAGGACGTCTTGGCGACAAAATGACTAATTATTTGAGGGACGTTATTCAAGTTATTAAATATGATATATTAGGCTTCAGTTGAGTAAAAAAAAACACCACGCAAGTTGTGCCATGCTTTAGCAAAGATATTGACAGCTTGTACTGATTAAGCCAATTCTGTTATCATTGCCATATGGCTATATTAACTAAAAGGGCTAAGGACTTAGTAGATACTCTCGTAGCTAGGGGATGTACGATAACAGAAGCGTCTAAACTGGTAGGATATAAGGGAACTAGCTCACGTGTATCTGCTTCGAGAACACTACATAAACCAGAAGTACAGGCATATCTCATGCAACAGGTACAAGCACGTATAGCTATGGGTAGCACTAAGGCACTGAACACTATCATAGGACTAAGTACTTCGGCTAACTCTGAGTACGTTAAGCTCGAAGCTAGTAGAGATATACTGGATAGAGCAGGCTTCAAGGCTCCAGATAAACATCAGCACCTCATTGATGGGAACTTTTCAATCAAGATTGACCTAGGGTAGTAGGGGGTTTAAAATTCTCTCAATCTATCTTATGTAACCTCCCATACACGCATTAATTCCTCAAAAAGTACTTCACACCTAATAACCCCCGTGATATAAAGAGAGTAGGCGATTTAAAATTTTTTAGGAGAAGACAATGCCACAAGGAAAAGGAACGTATGGAAC